TTAATGTAGACAGTCATGTTCTGTCCAGATGGGTTGGTTCCCAAAAAGCGCAATAGTGTACCGTTGTAAGCCACCAAAGGTGTACAAACTTCATGTGCAATCACCTGCATTCTTTTAATATCTTGTACTGTATAATTACCAGACCATTCAGCAACATCGATCAAAACAGCAAACGCTGCCAAGGTAAGTTGGGCAGGCATTCGCAAATCGTATTTAGAATAATCTCCAGCTAGAATGCGATCGTCGCCATGCTTTGCCATAAATTCTGACAATTCATTCCATTCAGGACCATGAGAATTAACTCCCACAGCCATTTCAGAAACTAACGGGTGCAATGACAAAGCCCGTGCAATTGGCAAGAAGTACTTCCTAATAGCATATTGTAGTGCTAGAGGGGCAGCTTGGAATACTCTCACCTTGTGCAAACCAAATTTAGTAGGTTCATCCTTCAGACTAGCTCCAAAAATCAGATTCATCATCTCACCAGCGTCTGCTGATGCTAATGCTGCGGCGATTTCAGCTTGAACTTCAGGAGTAAACTCCCTTGGGCAATCATGTTCCTCCGTTGGTGGTAAGTCAATCATGTACTTAGACTTTGGTCCTCCAATGGGGTAGCCGATTGATGTTTTTGAGACCATCGCGTCTATAAATCTTTTCCCCGTAATACCAGAAATGGTTTCTTGATGTGTTAGGGGTCTAATCTCAGCCTTGTGTAATTCTTTAAGGCTCTCTAGAGCTTCAACAATTCCTCTAGTATAGTCTTCCATAGCAACTTCCACTTTCACTGGATCAAAACCAATCGAGGGCTTCGAACACACTTCAAGGGAAGCATACCAGGGTTTCCATGTTTGGTTATCCACATGACCATCCTTCCTAATGATAGGAGATTTGAATTTGGGTGGACCATGCCCGTTGGGCACACCTGTTACCTCCTCAACAATCTTAGAGATTGGAGTTTCAATAACTTCAGAGTTGAAGGTAGATTTCCCTGTCACCGTTCCATATGCAATTAATGCTGGATCTCCAGAGATAAAATTAGTAGGAC